ATAAAAAAAACAGACTCTCTAACAAACGAAAAAGAAGTTAATCTTACAGGTATATTAAAATATGGAAATAGTTTCTTAGAAGACAAGAAAATATATCCTGGAGACCTTGTAGGATATACTCCGTATGGTGAATGGGAGTTTATTGTAAATAATGAACGCTTATACTGTATGAAATCTAATGATATTGTAATTAAATATGAACACCAAGGAAACGAAGAAGAGTATAATCCAAGCTGGGCAAAAAGCAGTTGAGGAATTAATAAAAGTTGCTAAAGAACCTATTGTAGATTCTGATGAGGATATATCTGCAGATAGATTAAAAAACGCAGCAGCAACAAAAAAACTAGCAGTATTTGATGCATTTGAAATTCTAAGTAGAATTGAAATGGAAAAAGAAAACATTGAATTAGCGGAAAAAGGATTTTTAAAAACTGATATAAAACAAGGGTTTGCAGAAAGAAAGTCAAAATAAATTACATACTATATTAACAAATATAGTGCCAAAAAATGTTCTAAGCAAAAAAAATAAAGCTAGGAGCTGGTTGTATGGATATAATGAAAAGTACAACATTATTATTATTTCTAAGACAGGACAAATCGGAGAAATTATTAGTATAAGTGGTCTAGATATTGCACTTCCCTTATTACCTCAAAATGGTCGTAAACGACCAAAAAACAAATCAGAGCAATTTTGGGTAAGACAAGAATATCCTAAACCTTTAGAGAAAATCCCTAGTATATTTACCTGGAATGATATGCCCTCTTCTTTTAAAAATTTATGGATTGATTACATTGAAGAAGAATTTGAACGTAGAGAAAAAGGACACTGGTTTTGGAATAACGGTACATCTATTTATATTACTGGTTCTCATTATATGTATTTACAATGGACTAAAATTGATATAGGTTATCCTGATTTTAGAGAAGCTAATAGATTGTTTTATATTTATTGGGAAGCCTGCAAAGCTGATGAAAGAAGTTATGGAATTTGTTATTTAAAAATAAGACGTTCAGGGTTTTCTTTTATGGGCTCAGAAGAGTGTGCTAATATAGCTACAATTTCTAAAGACGCACGTATTGGTGTACTTTCTAAAACAGGAGCAGATGCTAAAAAAATGTTTACTGATAAAGTAGTTCCTATTACTAACAATTACCCTTTCTTTTTTAAACCTATTCAAGATGGAATGGATAAACCAAAAACAGAATTAGCGTTTAGAGTTCCAGCCTCCAAAATTACTAAAAAGAATATGCACCTCCAAGATGATTTTGAAATGGACGGGTTAGATACAACAATTGACTGGAGAAATACTGACGATAACTCATATGATGGGGAAAAATTATTATTATTAGTACATGATGAAAGTGGAAAATGGATTAGGCCTAATGATATTTTAAATAACTGGCGCGTTACTAAGACGTGTTTACGATTAGGAAGGAAGATAATTGGAAAATGTATGATGGGGTCTACTTCAAATGCATTAAGTAAAGGGGGAAGTAGTTTTAAAAAATTATATGAAGATTCCGATATTACCCAAAGAAATGCAAACGGTCAAACAAAAAGTGGTTTATATAATCTGTTTGTTCCAATGGAATGGAATATGGAAGGTTTTATTGATAAATACGGGATGCCTGTTTTAGAAAAAGTCACAAAACCTGTGTTAGGCATTGATAATGAGTACATTAAGTTAAGCGCTGTAGAGTATTGGCAAAACGAAGTCGATTCTTTAAAACAAGATTCAAATGCATTAAATGAATTTTACCGACAATTTCCACGAACTGTAGCGCACGCGTTTAGGGATGAAAGTAATCAATCGTTGTTTAATTTAACTAAAATATATCAACAAATAGATTATAATGACTCTTTGATTATTGAGCAACATATTTCTGTAGGAAATTTTATATGGAAAGATGGAGTTAAAGATACTGAGGTAATCTTTGCACCTAACAACAAGGGAAGGTTTTATTTAACTTGGATTCCTGAATATGGATTACGAAATAGAAGCTTATCTAAGCATGGAATTAAATATCCAGCCAATGAACATATCGGGTCGTTTGGATGTGACTCATATGATATTTCAGGAACAGTTGGAGGGAAAGGCTCAAATGGAGCCTTACATGGAATGACTAAGTTTAATATGGATAAAGCCCCTAGTAACTCTTTCTTTTTAGAATATGTAGCTCGTCCTCAGACGGCAGAAATATTTTTTGAAGATGTACTAATGGCGTGTGTTTTTTATGGGATGCCTTTGTTGTGTGAAAACAACAAGCCACGGCTTTTATATCATTTTAAAAATAGAGGATATAGAGGATTTAGTTTGAATCGTCCAGATAAAATATACAACAAATTATCTAAAACAGAAAAAGAATTAGGGGGCATACCTAATTCCAGCGAAGATGTAAAACAATCTCATGCATCTGCAATTGAGTCTTATATTGAAAAATATGTAGGGTTAGATTTACAAGGGTCATTTAGAGATGCAGACGAAATGGGAGATACGCTTTTTAACAGAACATTAGAAGATTGGGCAAAATTTGATATTAATAATAGAACTAAATATGATGCTTCTATTAGCTCTGGATTAGCTATAATGGCTAACCAAAAACATCTTTACACTCCTGTTAAAAAAGAATCAAAAATAAGCATTAACTTTGCAAGATATGCTAATAAAGGAGTATACAGTGAATTATTACAATAAATGAAAGATATTAAAATAAATATATCTGATACGAGCTTTCCAAGTCAGTTTGTTTCCGATGCAAAAAAAACCACGGATGAATACGGATTAATGATAGGACAGGCTATTCAATACGAATGGTTTAGAAAAGATTCAAGCGCGTGTAGATATTATAGTCGATGGCGAGACTTTAACAGATTAAGGTTGTATGCACGGGGAGAGCAGCCTATAGCCAAATATAAAAACGAGTTAGCAGTAGATGGAGATTTATCTTATTTAAATTTAGATTGGAGCATTGTTCCTATAATTCCTAAGTTTGTTGACTTAGTGGTAAATGGAATGAGTGATAGATTATTTAAGGTAAACGCATACGCTCAAGATGCTTTATCACAATCTAAAAGAAGCAAATATCAGGATATGATAGAGGCCCAAATGGTGTCTAAAGAATTATTAACTACTATACAAAAAGGAACAGGGGCAAATCCATTTACTATGTCTCCCGAAGATTTACCTAATTCAGACGAGGAGCTTTCATTATATATGCAGCTTAATTATAAGCCAGCTATTGAAATAGCTGAAGAAGAAGGAATTGACACTTTATTTTCTATGAGTCATTATGACGACATTCGTAGACGTTTAGATTATGACCTTACTGTTTTAGGGTTATCGTGTGCAAAACACGAATTCTTGCCTGGGGCTGGTGTTGAAATAAAATATGTAGACCCTGCTAATTTAGTTCATAGTTATACAGAAGACCCACAATATAAAGATTGTTTTTATTGGGGAGAAATTAAAACCGTAGCTATAACGGAGTTAATGAAAATTGACCAATCTTTAACTAAAGAAAATTTAGAAGAAATAAGCCAGTATAGCCAAATGTGGTATGACTATTTTAATGTAGCTCAGTATTATGAAAATGATATATTTTATCGCGACACTTGTACTTTAATGTATTTTAATTACAAGACTACAAAAAAATATGTTTACAAAAAGAAAGTAAATGAAAATGGAGCTACCAGAATAATAGAAAAAGACGATTCATTTAACCCTCCAGAAGAAATGATGGAAGAAAATAGTTTTACTAAAATCACTAAAACTATTGATGTATGGTATGAAGGGATTATGGTGATGGGAACTAACATTATGTTGAAATGGGAGTTGATGGAAAATATGGTAAGACCAAAATCCGCAACTCAGTCTGCCTTACCAAATTATGTGGCTACATCTCCGCGTATGTATAAAGGAGCAATTGAATCTCTTACTAAACGTATGATTCCATTTGCTGATTTAATACAGTTAACGCATTTAAAATTACAACAAGTAATTGCAAGAGTAGTTCCTGATGGTGTTTATATTGATGCCGATGGTTTAAATGAAGTTGATTTAGGAACAGGTAACGCTTATAATCCAGAAGATGCATTGCGTTTATATTTCCAA